AATTGGTAAACGTTTTGGTTTACTTAGACTTTCTAATCCGTAGGCATTTAGAGCTGACTCTAATTTATCCATGGATTCAGTTGGATCTATATTGGCGATTTTAATACGAAATTCATAGGTTTTTTGAACTTCAACTAAATGGTCTAAAAAGTTTTTCATGCGGTTTGTCCTATATTTGTTATTTATCTAACTAGCCAATTATTTTGTTGGCTTATCACCAAGAATTTGTTTTAATAGTTCATTACGATCAATGATAATGCCCTTGCCATCAGCGGCATCTACTAGTTTTTCACCATCGTTTTTACTATTTTGTTGGTCTAAACGAGCCTTTTTCAGCTGTAAATCAACCATACGTAGCTTCTTATCCAGCTTGGCTTGCTTGGCTGTAATAGCATGTCCTAGTAAGGTGCCTGCTGTGGCTAGGATGTGTCCGCTGAAGCGTGCTTCGACGTTCATGCCTAGGTCGATTAGGTCCTGGAATTTTTCTTTAGCAAGGTCGCTGAGATCATCTAGCTCTTTATCGCTGATGTCTAAATCATTGACAAATGGTAGTGCCGCATCAATCTTGTCAATGGCTTCATCTACTTCTTTAATAATAGCACGTTGCTGTTCTATAGAGGGAGTGTCACCTGTTACAGTGGTTTCTTCTGTAGGTGGCAAATTAAATAGTTCTTCAAGTTTTTGAGTCATAGTAAAGTTATTTACCGCTTCTGATTTTTGAAGATATCAAACTCGGTAACAACTCTAAAGCGCATATTATTAGCTCGAGCCCATGAATCTGCGGCTGCCCACTTGGCTAAATTAATGGCTACACTGAGTTTATCTCGATAGCTACGTGCTGATTCCATGGTGGTTTCTTTGCTGGGTTTGATTTCCACTAGTTCTGTGTGCTTGCGTTGGTTTTTATCCATGTAAACCACTACAAAATCAGGAACATATATTGTATTCTTGCCACTAACTGGATTATAGTAGGGAATTTGTATGGCTTCACTGGCCCAGTTTATTACTGCTGGATTATTGTCACAAAAACTACAGAAAGTAAATTCCCAACTACTGCGATAGGTTGGAGTACGTTTACCTATATATTTTTCTTGATTTTTGATTGTGTACTTGCCAGAGGCGAACTTACTCATGGTAATATTGCACGTTGAATATATTTGTTAGTTTGTGGTGTGTTGCCAATACCTAACAAACTAGTATTGATTCGATTTAAATTTAAAAACATAGTCAAATAAGCATTGAGCTCATTGTCTTCTGTAACGTAGGTCACATAAAAATAATTATTTTGAAATTGATTTACACCCACATTTATTCTTTCAACACGATAATTAGGTGCAGCTTCTAAAACTCCATTTCTAAGTCTCAAAAAAGTACCTGTAACCGTTGTATAAAATAATTGTCCATCTTGAAAATCACCGTACTGTACTATAGGTTGAAGTTGTTCATACGTAGGCATGCTATCGTTTACAGAACTATTTTCTATTGGAGTACGTTGTTCTACTTTATTACCAACTTTAAGTTTACGTAATTCGTCAATAAACAACATAGGATCCAGTCCTTGTTGTATGGCAGTATATAATACTACACTAGCTAATGTTTTTGCACTGTCTTTATTACCGGTAACTGTTTCAAAATATCCTAGTATCGCATCGTTGACATTCTGAGGAACAGATTCAATATCTTTAAAAAAATTATTAAAGAATTTTGTAGTTTGGTTAACTTTGTTGTTAGATGATGGTAAATTTCCTGATGCCATATGCTACCTTTTAAGTTGGTCTACCAGGGTTAGGTGCAGATACTAGTGATGCTGAGTTATTCATATTAACCACTGACCCAGTTGATTTTGATTTAACTCCAACTAGTCCTGGTACTGATGTAACTGCCTTGCTTAGTCCTTCTGCTATAGAAGATTGTGTTGGCACAAACACTGTGCTTTGCGTGTTTTGCCCTCTTAATATATTTTTTGCTGTTTGTTCAAGTTCTGATTTAGCAATAGATTTTAAATCAGCATTTTTAAAGTTATTAGATGTTCTAAATGCGCCCAATGCCGCGGCACCAAAATTACCATTGGCTAGATTATTAATAACATCGCTGGTTCCTTCTACTAATCCGCCAGGACCTAATATACTTGTAGTACCGCCGCCCAATGAGCTTAATGGACTTGGACTGTTGTCGTAGTGTATGATATTAAATCCCTGAACTGTGCCACCGCTGACAGCACCATACTCGTATTGTACCGCTTCGTAAGCAATGGTCATTGAATGTTGTAGACCTTCATAACTGCCTTGTACCTGGTCACCATGTTGAAAATTTGTAATTGTTGGATTTAATAATACATATGAACTAAAACTTTTTTGATGTAAACTATATATTCTTATAGCATTGATAAAATTTAATCCAGAACTTTTAGGAGTAAATCCCCATTCCTGTGTAGCACGTTGTTTGTACTTGTGCTCCATACCATAACGTGCTTCGCTGTGGTCAGAATCTCTGTAGTAATATGAATAATATTTGTACCAAAAATCTCTAACAATATTAGACATATCATCATGAAAGGTAATAGAAATAGGATCATAATTGATACGTTCTTGTACAATGTTTTTTCTATTGTAGGCATTGTATGTTTTTGTCTGAACATTAAACTTTGGTAGCTGTGCTGATTTAGCAAGAAGGCCAATTTCAATTTGACTATTCTGATCTACTTCAGCTGATGCCTCAGGATTTAAATTAATAAAAACATGAAACAGTCCTTCTGTTTTAGGACTTAGTCTATATAAACCATCAACAAAAGTTTTAGCCGCATGTCGATAATCTTTTATCTCGTCACCGCGACCTAATTGTCCTAAAAACTGATTAAAAAATCCTGCCATAATAGTTGTCCGTTTATATTATTTATCGAGATAAAAAAACCCGGATTTTAACCGGGCTTTTTAAATAATACTGCCTATTAGCCTGTTAGTACACTGCCTAATGTTCTAGCTACTGTAGAACCAACGCCAGTTTCAGCTGGAGTTTGAATAGCATTGTCATAACGAATAGTTAATGAAATAGTCATTGGATCATTTGAACTATATTCAGCATTTTGGTAATCAACACTAGTTAAGAAACAACCATACATTTCCCATGTTTCAAGAACTGTAGGAGTGCTAGAACCGTTACCGCCATCTAATACTTCAAAACGTGTGACAAATTTATAATCAATACCGCTCGAAGCACTGGCCTGTTCCATAAAGTCAAATTGTTTTTGCAGTTGTTCACCAATACGTTTCGATACTTCACCTGTAGCATCGTCACGTAGTTGACATGTAACTGTTTCCCACGTTGGTTTACCAGCGTAGTAAATACGGCTATTATAGATAGGAATTTCAACAGGATCAAATGTCAATGTAGGACGTTTGAAATCCATAACTTGTTTTGTTAGTTCAGTACTTGGTTGACTAACACCAAAATTTTCAAAGTTCACACGAAAGCGAAACTTTAATTTTGGCATTAACAAACCTTGTGCAGAAGCACTTTGATTTGTACTCAAGGGTACTGTAAATTTGCTTAATGACGATGTTGCCATTTTGTTTTCCTTTTAATACTTTATAGTATTTACCTATTATTTGTTTGAGTTAATGGAGTGTTGCCACTCCCATTAACTGCGTATATTATAATCCTGCTGCGATTGCACCAGTATTTTTCAAACGCACTGGAATATAGATAAATTCAATTGCTTTAACTGGTTCAATAGCAATATCAACATACAATTCATTTCGGTCAATTCTGTCCGGTGTGTTGTTTGTTTCATCGCAAACTACCAAGTAGTCGTAGATACCACGTTTAGCAACTACATCATTTAATACTGATTCAAATGCTTGTTTAACTTGATTACGTGTTAGTGTGTCATTTGGTTCAAATATGAACGGACGAGCTACACTGTCAAGTACTGTGCGTAGATAAACAACCAATCTAGCTACGTTAACACGATCCATTGCTGAATTTGTAGCTGCACGTGTTTTTTGACCGTATGCTACTAGTCCAACACCTGGAAGAACTGTTAGTGGGTTGACATCATTATCATATAATGTATCACGTAGACCAACTGTTACACCAATACTACGGAATAAGTTGTTATCTGATATATCAACATAACCAATTGAGCTAACATTATCAATTAAACCACGACGTACACGAGCTGGTGCAAACCATGGATAACTGACATTGTCTGAACGGATGTATGTACGTAACATAGCATGTGAAGCTGGAACAACCACGCTTTCACCGTCTAGGTTTGTAGCATAACCGCTTGGATAGTAAACAGCTAGATACTCACTGCGGCTTACTAGACCTGTTTCGCCATTGTCAGCAGCTAGATTACTGTTACTTGCCCATTCTTGAATTGATGCTGTGCTTGAGTCTAAAGTCAATGGACTATCACCAATAATGAACGCTGTATTCTTACGGTCATTATTTAGAGTAATCATATTTTGAATTACTTCAGGATAGCCTGGGCACGCGATTAAGTTGAATTGTACTTGTTCTTCGCGTAGTGCTGTGCTAGACTCGATAGCTGATTTCATTGCTTCAACAATTACATTACGTTGTGCTTTGTGTCCAAAATACGGGACACCGTCAGGGTCTTGACCACTTGTGCTTACCCAAGAACCAATTTCTGTTGGAGTTGTTGCCGCATTAATATGCCACTCGCTTTCAAAACGTTTAACATTGTAACCACTGCGACGTGTATTGAATAACAATGTACCACGTGCATATAATCTGTAGTCAGGACAATCATCGTCAATATAATCGCTAGATAATAGATCAGCGATATCAACTAAATCATCGACGATTGGATCTGATGTACCATCATTGTCCCAGCGTGCATCAGCAAACACAATACCGTCAACGCTAACTTGGTCTGTATTGTCAATTAATTCCCATGTTGTGCCATCATAACGACGAATTACTGGATAATTTTCTAAATCACCTGTGTCAATCCATATATCACCAGCAGCCAATTGAGCGCCATCACTTTGTTCTAGTGGTTCTGTAGCTGATAATATTGGACCAGCTGGATCAGTAGCTGTTAGATCAAACCCACGTGCATCGTTAGCAACGTTTTGGTAACCTCTCCAACCACTGCCATCATGTACAAGAACATCCACATCTAATGGGTTATTGTAATACCATAATGCTCCATCAGATGGATTGCTGTACGGAGCAGTATCGCTGTATGTATAAGTTAATGCTCTAAATGGACTTAACAAGTAAGTACTGCCTCCACTAATTGTTTGTACATTGTTGTCAGCTATAATACCAGTAAGAGTCAATGGAGTACCTGTTAGGTAAGTAAATTTAATTGTACCGCCTGCTAGATGACTGATACTAATAGCACCACTTGCTTCAATTGCAGCCACAACGTTTGGTATATCTGCAGCTAAAATATCTGCTACTAAATCTGCCGCAGTTGTGCCTGATAATGTAATTGTTGTGATATTTGGTGTCTCTGTACCAGGAATGCTAGATTCCATTCTAAATGTGTTATTAACAGTATAAGTTGCGTTGCCACCAGCTACTGTACCAGTTGCTTTGGTTAGACCACTTACTGCTTTTCTATATAATCTAAATGTACCTGTATCATTGTCTTGTGTATCATATTTTACATAGATCGAACCTGCAGCTAATGAAATGCCACCACCAACAGGATCTAAACCATAAACAGCAGCACTGTCTGTCTGATACAATGGTGCGGCTTGTTTAACCCAAGAGTCTAATACTGCATCATATTCTTTAATACCATAGTTTGCACCGTTGCCAGTTGCTGATGTTTTAAACCATATAGAACCCCATGGGCGAGGAGTAGCATCTGTCACTCTCCAAGCCGGAGCATCTCTATAGCTAGCATAGGTAATAGTTGGTCCAAATAGTGTTTTAGTATTTGCTGTGCCGTCGATTGCAGAATCAAATAAACCCAATTTAACTGCGCAGTCTACGTTACCAATTGTAGTACCTTTGCCAATAGTTAATTTACCGTTGGCCAATGATAAGTTGCCTGAGCTTGCAGCTAATCTGTTAACAAAAATTTCAATTTGACCAGTACCGTTTACGCGAGCACTTACACCTTTACCTGACATAGCTGTGTTAATATCTGATACTGCTGAGCTAATTGTTGTGCTTGTTAGTGTAATGTTTGTACCATTAAGAACTAATTTATCACTGATAGATAAGTTAGCTGGATTAC